CCATCTTGGTACTTTGGAAGCTGAATGCTTTTTCACCAGGGAATGTGCAGTTGAGCCAAGCTCCGCTCTTCACAATCACCTTGTCTGCTTCAAGCAGATCAATCAGTCCAGAGTAAGGGTTCATGCCGGTGTCATACGGGACAATAACTTCAACCTTTGAACCAAGCTTTGCAAAACGCGATTTGAAAGTTTCGCAATACATGCGGATACCAGAGATTTCAGTACCTTCTTTCAGCTTTAGCTTCGTAATCAAGATGATCTGAGAAGCAGAGTAGCGGATTGCGTTATTGATAGCCCATTTACCTTCACCTTGCAGAACGTCTGCAGGGTAAACCTGGTGAGTACCAATGAAAGCGATGTTCAAAGCCTTGATACGAGCAACAGTAGTACGAAGGAAAGCCTTCATCTGTTTTGCCCGTTGTCCTTGGTCACCCTTTTGGACACCAGCATTGAAGTGAGCTTCTTCAGTTTCGGTCAGCAACATGTCCAATGAATCGAGACAGATGATGATCTTTGGAGCATCATAGTTGTACTTGCCGTATTCTTTCTCGTACATCTTGATGAAGTCAGAGACAGTAGACACAACGTCTGCAATCGTGACAACAGAGATACCCAAGAACTTTTCTGGATCAACATCAACACCAATCTTCTGAAGCCAATCTGTATCCAAAGCGTTTTCAGAGTCCAACGCCAGAATGAAAGCGCCATCATCCTGTGCAGCCTTGATGATGTTACCAAGCAGGAAGGACTTACCTGCGCCAGATGGACCAGCCAAGATCGATACACGACCTTGAGGAATGCCACGGTAGTAATCACCGGACATAATTTTGTTAACTGCAAGATTACCGGTGGTATACCAATGAGAAGGTGGACGAAAATCTGTCGACACATTCTCCAATTTGGCTAACTCTTTCTTGTACTTCGCTAAAAAGGGAATTGACATATTACTCCGTTAGACGTAAAAATGGGAAATCTCTTGGTGATTCAGTACGTCTGTAATGCTTCACTTCGTGTTCCGCAGTTGTCCCAACAGCTGCTTTAGCTTGATTGAGAAATTTGTTGATATCGCTTTTCCATGCACCAGCTGCTACGTACTTTACATCGCATATCAAAGTCCAACGATTGTTAGGGCCAGAAATAAGTTGATAGTTTGATACAGAGAAGTTGTTGCGCTTAGAAAGAGTAAGTCGTTCCAATTCAGCCATTAGCTGATTCAGCTTATCTCTACGACCGGCAGTGATGTGAGCCTGCCCAGTCACTGTGCCAATTGTCTTTTTTACACCCATGATTTGCTCCAATAAAATGGCAGGTAACCATCGATTACCTGCCAGTTTTCTATTACGATGCAGCGCCAGACTGACGTTCTTTGAGCTTCCGCAGAATTTCTTGCGGAGACAGTTTAGCACCAACAGGAGCCGGAGCAGCTTGTACAGCGTTAACTACAGCAGCCGCAGCTTGAACTGGCTTGTCTTCGTTCATCTTTGCATCAAGCGATGCAGATCCGGTCGAATGTGGAGTGTATGGAGCGGCGGCAGGAGCAGGAGTATCACCACCTTTGTTGTCATCATACGACTTACCAGTCAGAAACGCTTCGATCATCGTTTCCATTTGGTCACGTTCGATCTTACCGTAGCGGTAGTTCTTCAGATCGTACAGGTCAATCCGAGCAAGCATTTCTTCAGAGAGAGGAGTAGACTTGCGAGCGAAGTCTGACGTTGTGTAGTCAGCGTATTCACCTTGCTTGGTCTTGTTGATGCTGAAGTCGTATCCGTTGATTGGATCCGTTGGCATTTCGTCCATGTCGCCCTTGACGATCTTCGCTTCGATGGTCTTGTAAAGCTTGGTAGCAATCGAGATCATGCGAATTGGATTTTCGTCAGCCTTCACAGGGTAGTCGAAAGGACTGTTGATGATCACACCTTGAGCGATGTAATCAATCTTACGCCAGAAAGCCTTACCCATGCGTTCGTCACCTTCGTTGTAGTACTTGGTAGACTGTTCGCAGCAAGGGCACGATTCACCGTACATCTTCAGGCAAGCGAGTTTCTTCTTTTTGCCGTTGATGAGGAGTTCGTGGTACTGGTTTGGAACGATGAAGCCGAGAGGATTTTCTTCATCCAAGTCAGGCAAGAAGCGGAACTTGGCGGACTGGTCGAAGTCCATTTTGTAGAAGGGGTAGAATTTGTCCCAGAAGCCGGTGTTGCCTTCTCCAGAACCTTCGGACTTTTTAGCGAATGCTTGCCGAAGTTGTGCGATATCGAGTGCCATGGTAATGCCTTTATGAAAGATTAAACAATTAAGATACAGCTACCACTCGGTAGTCTGCATGTCTATTTATAACAACTAGACAGAAACAATTCTATCTTGTATTATGATTTTGGTATACTTTACTCTGCAGTGCTATCGTTTGCAGCTTCCACTGCTACATCTGCTACTACAGCAAAGCCGCCTACTGGAGTAGGGTTCTTGCCAGTTGTGAGTCCAGGACCACCTTGAGCTCGGCGGAAACCGCGGAGAGCTTGACGAGTGCTGGATTCTGGGTAGACTTTGCCTGGTTTGTTGGTGCGTGTACCGTTGGTTTTCATGTGAAGATTCCTTTGAATAGAAAGCTATCTTAACTCATCTGCTCAAAGAAGGATACTTACTACTTGGTGTAAATCGCTTCCACCAAATTCAAAGTAGCTTCACGGTAGAATTGTGTCCAGCCATCGGCGATTGCAGCAGTTTCAGGATTTGTACCTGTAAGCGTGTTAGGGTTGTAAGCAACAGTAACTACCTGAGCTCCAGCTTCCACGATGACTTGAAGGTCCAGCTTGTTTTGAAGAGTAAAATTGTTCATCGAATATTTACATCACAAATGGTACTGGATCATCATAGTCATTTGACGTCTCTTCATAGAAATCGCCCTCAGACTTGTACAGCTTATCAAACACTTCTGGTTCGTAGTCAGAGAGGTACTTCATGACTCGCAGAACGATCAAGAATGCGCAGATCAAGTCATCAGTTGCTCCACGTTTAGCTTGGTAGCCAGCGCCTGTAGCAATGAAGTTCTTCATTTCAAAGATCAGCATCTTAGAATTGATAGTCAGACCACCTTTGGTCTGTTCAATCAGCTTCTTGAAGTATCTGCATGCTTCAACCTTCGACTTGTTGACAGTTCTCATACCGAGACGAGTTTCTTTACCATTGACCAATTCAGCAAAGTCTGGGAACTTTTCATCGTTGTAGTAAAGCGCACCGAGAGCTGCACCAGCAGAATTGTTCTCGAACGACCAGTAGATTGTTGGACGCTTTCCAGTTCTTTGGTCTACATAACTGTGAAGCTTATTCAAAGCATACTTGATAGCATCGTAGAGCTGATTTTCTTTCACCGTGTTGTTGCGGTACTCTGCAATCTGTTCAAGCGTTTCAAGCTCAATGATCTGAATTGTAGAAAAGTCTTGCTCCATACCTTCTGCAACGTCGACGCCAAGAATGTAAGTCTTCTGAGGGTCTGGTTCTTTCCAGAAGTAGAATCCCTTGTCTGTGTAGAGAGGAAGCTTCGACTTCATCAGCGACAGAACTAACGTGTTGATAAGCAATGGATCTGATGACAGGAACTGACATTCGTATTCTTGATTCCACTTTTCAAGACCAATCTTCTTGATCATCGTCGCTTTGTACTTTTCAGTACGATCTGGATGTTCATCCCAGCCTACGTCGATTGGGAAGAAGTCATCTTCTTGTTCTTGAATGTCTTCAGTCTCGTCACCTGGCATCGTCGATTTGACACCAGAAACTGCTTCTCTCCACAGCTGAGCAAACAGTTCTGAGTCACCGTTTGGAGTAGAAGAAATAATACAGGATCCACCAGTAGACAGAGTAGGAGCCAAAGCGGTCCACATTGCACCCTGGATGCTTGTTCGTACGAATGCCAACTCGTCCAACATAAGAAGCGAAATAGATTTACCACGACCAGTATTTTCAGTGGTAGAAACCGACCGGATTGCTGAGCCATTATCAAATTCAATTGAGTGGCGGTTGTATGCTTTTACACCAGGCTTTAACCAAGCAGGAAGTTCTTCATAAGCAAATCGAATCCGGTCCATAATGTCCATAGCTCCCGAATTGTCTTTGGAAGCCACTAGAACGTTCTTGTCTTTATTGAAACACGCAAACCAAAGCAGATAGACTGCAATGATTGTGGTTTTTCCAAGCTGACGACCAGCTTTAACAATACACCAACGATTGTGTAAGAATCCCTCGATTGCTCGAACCTGATAGTCGTAAAGATTCAGTGGAATTGCACCCTTTTTAGGGTGTTGAACCATGATGAACTTTTTCGCAAAGTGCACTGGATCACTTGCACAGCGGTATAAGTCATCAAGGTTCTCTTGAGTATACTCGGTTAGTGCATTGGGACGTTTGATAAACTCATTTTTTGCCATGATCTATTTACTCCTTCCCAGTGCATGTAATTTTGCAAAAGCAGCCAATAAATTATGCTCTTACAACATTGTCATAATGTTTATCGTAGCTCCGGCGAGAATCAATGATAATTGGCATGGTGGCTTGCAAATTAGAGTAGTCTACACCAGGCTGGGTAGTTACAATGATTGCAGCATCGTAGTTCAGTCCGATCTCTCGTACCGATGTCATCGTAGTACCAGCCCATTTCAGCTGAGGCACCATTGGATCTAGATAGTCTACATGAACTCCAACCACAAGCAAAGCATTCAGAATGCTAAAGAACGGAGATTCTCTGACGTCTTCTACACCAGCTTTGTATGCTGCACCAATCAACAGAACCTTTGGCTTATCTAGCATGTTCTTTCCTTTAGCCAAAAGCTCTCTAGCCAATGCATCGATCGTACGAAGATATGCGTGTTCATTGATTTCTAATGCATGATCAATCAGCGGAGTAAGGTTTGCTTCAACCTGAGCAGTCTTCCAAGTCAGATAAAATGGGTCAATTGGAATGCAGTGTCCACCAACGCCAGGTCCTGGGAAGAATGCTGCAAACCCGTAAGGTTTTGTAGCTGCAGCGTCCATAGCTTCATAGAAGTCAATGCCAAGTGTGTCAAAAATCGTTTTGAACTCATTAGCCAATGCGATGTTGACTGCTCGGTACGTATTCTCAATAAGCTTACTTGCTTCTGCAACTTCTAACGTGCTGACTTTAACAATGCTTTGGACGAATGTTTGGTAGAATGCACGTCCTACATCGCCGCAGTCAATTGTTGCTCCGCCGACGATC